CCCATCCACGCAGACTGCATGATGGAGAGCGGGCACAGTATGAGCACGCGCCGCACTTCACCGAGTTGCATCAGGTAGTCTGCTGCCCACAGCGCACTGAGCGTCTTGCCTGTACCGGGTTCACTAAAAACAAGCGCCTTGCGGTGCAGCGTCAGGAACGCGGACGTTTCAATCTGGTGCGCCATCGGCTTGTAGCGTCCGGGCCATGTGTACTTGCGCGTGATGGGCGAAGGTAGGTTCTTGACACCTAAGTTCTTGAGTACCCTGACCTCATCTAACCCCCAAAAAACTGCTACCGAACTTGACCCATCTTCATGACTCTCAACTACCTTGCTTCTCGGAATGATCTTGTATTTATCTGGACTGCGCGTTCGTAAAAGTAGTGCCTTGTTTTCAATAATTTCCAAAATGCTGCTCCTTATTTGTTATCGCCCTGATTGGTGCTCTTACTTCGCAGTCGCAAATTGCCCGGTGCGGTCTTGCCGCCCTTGCGTATGGGCTTGATATGGTCGATGTCTTTACCTGCGCGGTCAATGCCCTTCTTGTCGTACGCTTTGCGGGCGCGTTGGCGCTCACTTTGGTCAGACCCCGGCCCGGACTTACCCGTCTCTAAGTCACGCTTGTATTCCTTCTTGTAGTCTCTGGTTGCCATGATTTACCTCTTAGTGTTGAACTCACAATCACCTACGTTGCACCAACCGCAAAGCGGGGTACGTGTAGGGTTCCATACGTCGTTTGCTATCGACGCTTCAATCTTAGCGACTCGCTCCCGATAACGCCACCACTCAGCATCGGCTTCGTCAACCGTCATGCTGTGCTTGACCATCGAGTTCTTGACCACGAACAGCAGCGCGGAGTTAACTTTGCGTATGTGCGGGAAGTGCTTGAACACCATCAAAGACATGAGGCGTAGCTGGTCACGGTCTGGGTACTTGTCGTTGCCCGTCTTGTAGTCCACCACCCACGCGGTCATGTTCTCGTCGTCGATGATGAGCAAGTCGGCAATACCCCGCGCCCATGCGTCAGCAGATGTCCAGCTACATACCTGCAAGTCCTGAGTCAGCGCCATCTGAAGCTCGGCTATCTTGCGCCCCGGCTTGGCAATCAGCGCGTCGAGCGTTGCGGTGACGAACTCAAACTCAGGCGGGATAGGTGTACCGTCAGCCACGTAGTCTTCAGCGGCTTTGTGTAGCACCGTTCCGTAACGCGTTGCATCGGTCTCAACGAAGGGGTACTTCTTGAGCACCTTGACTTCGTGGTAGCGACGGGCACAGCCCTCGTAATCTTTGAGGGAGCTATGGCTCCACGTTACTGGCTTGGTTGTCATTCAAATCTCGCTGAGTTAATTGCCTTGTTCAGTCGGTACGCAAACTCGTTGACGAAGCGCTCGTCCCGGTTCAGTGTGTCGCGTCCCATGTCGTGCAGGATGCCGTGGATGACCTCGTGCCAGAAGGTCTCCTTGACTTGCTCGTGCGTGTACGGTTTGTTTGTCACGTTGCTGCGCTGCCCCAGCCTGATGGTCTGCGCCGTGTAGCTGATGCGTCCTCTGTGGCGCTTCTCCAGCATGGCCTCCACAATCTCGATTGAGTACTGCTTGTTGCCAATACGCATCTTGCGAGGTATTGGATGTCTTACTGTTTTCTTTTCCATCACTTCTCCTAGTTCTTTGCCAATCCATAGCGCCTGTGTGCGCCACCGTCCGCAGCCAAAGGTATGCCCGGCATATACTTCGGCTCCATAGTCATCTGCGCCAAGACCCAAGTCTTAGCGTCAGCAACCTCATCATCCGGCACAACGACAATCTGCTCGTCATGCACGGTTCCAGCCACGAAGTACTTCTTCGCGGTTCTGAGCATCCCATCAGTCATCACGCATCTCGCTACGCCCTGCGTGACATTGTTGGTTATTTTTCCAGCGTACAGTTTAGTCTTATCTGCGCCGTATGTCCACTGCAATCTTCCTTGCTCGTCTTTCCCCGGCGTTAGGTCAGGGTACAACAGGCTCATGCCCGAGGGCAGCACAATCTCGCCCTTCTTAAACGTCACGCACTTGTGGGTGTATTCTTTGCCGTCATACAGGCTGTACTGAATCAAGTTCCCAAACAGTTCCCACAACGCTACCACTGGCGCAGCGGCTTGGCGGTACTTGTCGATGATGGCCTTAGCGGCGAGACAGTGAAGGACCAACTCGTCTATGCTGCATGTGTGCGGGATGTCCCGTAGCTTGGCTTCTGTGTCCAGCCACTTCAAGAACGTAATCGCCCCTTTCTTGGTAACGCCCAGTTGCCGCGCAAACGAGCCGCTGTAACGCACAGGCGGCGCACCCAGAAACCCTGTCGTTAGCTGCGATGCAAACGAAGCCCAGCCAAGGCCGTAGCCGCACCCGAGTAGCGCCGACTTAGCGGACTGGCGAAGGTCAGGGTGGCTCTCCTTGGTCAAGCCGGGGATGTCAAACATCTGCGCACCGAAAGCGGCATAGGGGTCACCCCCTGCGCGGAAGATGTCAAGCATCTCTTCGTAGTCTGCCAACCACGCCAATACACGCGGCTCAATCTGGGACAGGTCACCAACAACAATACTGTGCCCTTGCGGTGCCATGATCGCTTTGCGCAGGAAGCTGCCCCGCTTCAAGTTCTGCATGTTGATGGCGCTGCCCTTGCTGGCCGTCCACCTACCCGTGCTGGCTCCGTAGTAGCTCAAGGGAACCGGGAGCGCTCCGCGCTTGCTGATGTCGAGAAAGCGCTGCGCCCGTGTCCGCTCTGTTGTGGACTTGACCTTGAGCCGCGCCTCGCAAAGCAGAGCAACGTCTTCGTTATTGCCGTTGAGCAGGGCTTGGAACATCACGTCGTTCTTTGCTAATGCAAGCGTGCTCTGGCCTGTCGTCTTGCTGATCTTGCGCGGTGCGGGTACGCCAAGCAGCTCCAGCGTGGCAGCAAACTGTTGGTTCGATGCAAGTACCGCCTCGTCCACGTTGAGCCTTGTAAGCAGCGCCTCGCGGGTTTCTTTCTCGGTATGTATGGCATCGACCAGCATGACACTATCCAGCTCAAGCACGGGGCGCGTGTACATCTTGAGCGTCATGTCGATCAGTCGTAGTTCCTTCGATGGGTAGGATACAACCAGCCTTTTGAATATTTCTTCGCACAGAAACACATCATGCTTGCAGTATTCAGCGAGTTCTCGTTCAAGGCTGGGTTCCAGCTCGTAAACTCCGTTAGTTGAATGAACCGCTGTGCCTTTGTCTGGAAGTCCAAAATCCTTTGCGAGTCGGGCGAGACTGTTGCCAACTTCCACGCCACGTAAAGCTCTCGCCATCGATAAGGTGTCGAAGATAAAGGCGGGTCGTACTCCGTAGACCCACTCCATAATTGATACATCGAACTGTGCGTTGTGTGCAAGCACTGCGGTTCGTCCCCAGTCCACTCCAGAAAAGTATTCACGTAGTCCTGCATCTCCAAACCACTCAGTTGGTTCTCCGCTTCCATAATCATGGACGCAAGCTCCGAATGCCTTAAACCTCTCATGGCGTATGTACTCCTCGGTTGTCATCTTGCTTAGGGTGTAGTCAGTCTTGGTGTCCCAGACTGTCTCAAAGTCGATGGTTACTATCCGGTCGTATGGTGCGGTCAATTAAAGTTCTCCTTGGGGGGTGCGTCTGCTGTAGACATAAATATCATCGTGTTGTATGCCTGACTGAGCACGTTAGCGGCAGTTTCCTCGTCGCAGTTGACTGTGCAGACTGACGACATGTCGTCTTGGGGTCTTTTAAATATCAGCACCGCCCTGTATTCCGGGTCTACGAAGCAGCGCATGACGCGGCTTAGCAGCAGCTTTAGGTACTCGCGTGCGTCCTCGTCTATGTCTTCAATTGCTTTCATTACGTTTGCATCTGTCATCTCATCCATTGCAGTCTCTCCTTTAAATCTTGAATATTAGTTTCGTTCACCACCATCGCCATGCCACCAGCGGTGCGTATGGCAGCTAACTCACGGTCTTGCAGTGCGGTGGTTGTTCCCTTGCCTGCCTTGCACTCGATGGCTAGGAAGCGCCCCTTGAAGCAGCAGATGATGTCTGGTATGCCAGCACGCCCAAAGCCATTAGCCGCAGGCATGAAGTGATAGACATCAAACTCGACCAGCAGCTTACGCACGTCTGCCTTGACGCGGCCTTCAGGTGTCTGGGACATGCCTTACTCCTTTAACTTCTTCGTAGAAAACCGCGCTTCGCCATAGCGTAACGGACGGCATGTGGTTGTGTGATTGTGTAGGCACCACTTTTGCTAGGGGTTCAATCCAACCTAGTGCTTTGAGCGCACGCACGCCTGATACCCACACGTTGGGGTGAAGCTTGCTGTCCCGGTATAGCTTGTACATGTTGCAGTACTCTCTAAACTCGTCCCCCTGCACTAAAGGTTTTGTAGTCAGTAACTCTTCACACAACTCAAGATAGCGCTCAACAAATTCTGGCGCAGTATTATTTGCTTTTTCCCAGCACTTGTCAGCCAATATCAAAGCACGTTCCATGCGGGCAGACATGCTAGCAGTCCCCTTGCATTTCTTTGAGTTTCTGCATATAGTGCAGCGCCTTGCCTGCATCATCGCTGCCGTCCTTGCGTCCGGCTCTTAGACTGTATTTAATTATGTTGCCCTTGAGAAAGCCTATGAACTCCTCGTTCGTCATCACGGCCTCCATAATTGCCCACGGCTGGATGGGCATGTCCTTGTAGTGACTACCACTGACCTGTCTTTCGTCTGCGTTCATGTCTTCTCCTTGGTTAGTTAGGTGTCGTCTCTCCGAACCGTCACGCATTTGCCGCCCGCGTTTGGCGCACTTTCCCAGCGCGAATGAGCATACGCGCCAGTTGCAATCATGTGTTCTTCTTTTTGAGGGCTTGCTCAATGGCTTTGGTGTAAAACCAAAGCCAATCATGTTTACTAAAAGGCATGTTCTCAAGTTCCGCAAACTCCTCTTGCCTGCTTTCAATCTCCTCATCCGTCAGCCCTACCCACGGCTTCTTGTAGTCTTGGATGTCATCGTCTTCTTGCGCCATCTCACGTTTTGATTTAAACCCGGTCATGTGTTCTCCTTGAGCGGCTTGATTACCCTCTTTAAAGATTTCTCTGTTTGTTTCTCAGCCGCCTTCATGTCAGCAAGCAGCTTCTCAATTTCTTCAATCGAGTACAAACCTTCGGGTATGTGAAACCTTGCCGTGCCATAAGTTTTGTGTGCGTACTCATCTGGGTAACGGGCTG